TAAAACAGTGCCTAACCTATAAAAATTACTAGGTAAGACAAAATACCCGCCTGTTTGACTTGGTGTAGCTTCTGTTGCGAATGCAGCGATTTTTTCGTTAAGGATATTGAGCATGTCAGAATATTCGGTATCATTACCGTGCATACGACCGAATTGATTTACGTCGTAAAAATATTGCTCAAATAGGTCCATCTGCGCTTGGTTGGCAAATAGATTGAATTCTTGAGGCGTAAGAAAACCCCTTTGTTCTTTATTAAGTATTGCTAATACTCTTGAATAAACAGTATTTACGTTTACGCTCATTTGTTTTATGTATTATAGTAATTAGGCCCCTATAAGAGGAGCCTAACTACTAATTATCTTATAGTCGTTTTTCAACAACATTCAAAACTTCCATTCCTTCGTCAGTTTTGAAATATGCGGCTAGTGCCGAGTACGGGTGCTCATCAAATGGCACCGTCATTATTTTTCGATCAGTGTCTGCGTAATAAAACGTTCGTTGATCTTGAGACAACCTTAATATACCCATTTCAGTTGCTTTAATACCAATGTTACGTAAATGTACATTATCGTCATTAGCAATATCTAAGAACAACTTTGCGTTATTACGTGCAAATACTAATAAATCTCTTTTAAGCTCCTTAGAACTCATCTCAGACACTTTAGAACCTATTTGAACACGCATAATAGCTTCGGCTTCATCTATATCAAGAGATGTAGCTAAATTCATCGCTTCAAGCTCCATTTCAATGTAGTCTACTTGATATTCTGCTATTGCCTCAGGTTTATATTCTTCAATAATTCCTTTTAATAGCATTGGGTGACACGATAAAAACTTTTGCAGTACTACATTTTCTTTAGGTACCGTAAGTGCCCCTTCTCTAAATACCACTCTTCCTAAAGTAGCTGTGCCTTTTTGTTCATCAACAAATGGTGATTGCTGATTTGTAGCATACCTTAGTTCTCGCTGATAACCTTTTTCTTCGTCAAAGTAAAGAAGGGATTTTTTAGATGTGTGCATTGTTGGTATTGTAAACACAAGTGGTTTTTTGGATTGTGTTAATTCATAAAGTCTATCCCTATATTCCCACTGGGGTTTTGTTGGCATTTTTGGTGTTTGTTCGATATTATCAAATGATGCTATCGGTGCTTCTACTGTGGGCGTTTGTTTTTTAGCCGGTGCCTTTTTAGCCGGCGCTTTTTTAGCTGTTGCCATGATATAATATAATTAAATAAGAGAAATAATTACCCCCGTCATGAAGACGAGGGTAATATTATTGTATAACTGTATAAATTAATTACGCAGTTTTCTTCAATAACAAGAAGTTATTTGCAGCTTGAACACAAAGTGCACGCTCAGATAAGAAGTGAACATTCATTTCATCAGCAGCACTAGTAAAGTTACCACCAACAGAACCTGTAATCCAAGACTTCATGCGGCGATCTTCAGCTTCAGAAGCACGGTAACGTACGTGTAAGAATGGACGAGCGATGTTTTGACCCATTTGCTCATCGTATACTGTAGAAGTACCAGCTGGAACCAATACACCTTCAATATCACCAATAGAACCACGAGTGGTAGAATCGTTCAAGTATTTCCAATCTGTTTTGTAGAAATCGTAAGAACCACGACGGAAACCAGAGAATCCTAAGTTTAGTGCCATATCTTCTTCGTTGTTAAATACACCGTAAGAAGTACCACCAGCACCATAAGAATTCTGAGCAGCCAACATGTTATCGATCTCTAAAGACTTTTGACGGTCTAAGAAAAGCATGTTTTCTTCAATAGCACCTTGCTTGTCTAATTCCGCAAGAATATCATCAAACTGAGATAAGCCACCAGCACCATCAAAATCAGAGTCGTTATAAATAAGACCACGCTCTTCAATAGCGGCAAACATACCTTCAGAACCTTCAATTCCATCCTGTATAGCACTTGTACCTGTATTAGTAATTTTAGCTTTTTCAGCTTCAACCATAGACATTTCAAGGTAGTCCTCAAAACGCAAGCGAGCCTCGTGCTCAGACTTTAAGTACCATAAGTAACCGCTAGTCCCCATTTCAGTAGTAACTTCAACCCAACCAATTTGAGCAACATCAGAACCGTTTACACGATACTTATCACGTAAGATAATAGGCTTGTTTTCAAAGCTTTTGAATTTAGCGTCTAAAGAAGTGCCGCCGTCTTGAGATCCTTTCTTAAATTCAGAACCGTAAACAAAAATGTTTAATGCTGCAGCACTTGTAAGGTTCGCATCTAATGCAGTACCATTAGGGTCATACACTTTAACAGAAACATCTACGCTCGTAACCGTTGTTGTGCCGATATCTGTTAGAGCGGTAACAAACGCTTTTTGGGTTGTCGTACCGTTTGAAACCACAAGTGTCATACCTGGGCCAATTGGACAAGAGTCCTTATCTGTAAAGTCGTTGCCAGCTACAGGTATTCTAAGCTTGGTAGCGCCGTTAGTAATAACATTATCATAAGCAATATGCAGGCGGCTTTGCTCTGACCATACAATACGATCAGACGCCATAGGCATTTCTGCTCCTACCATACGTAAAAACCCGCTTACAGTACGCTTACCGTAACGCTCTACTTCTTTTTCATATACTTCAGGTAAAAACTGCTGTGTAAACTGCATTTTGTCTAAAGCTATGTAATTGTCTCCAAATAGTCCTTTTACTGGACGTGGAGTTAGGTGATTTAATTCTGCACCTGTTCCGTTAAATGCCATCTTTTATAATTTTTAAATGGATTATTATTATTTTTTAAACTTCACTCGGAATTTAGAAGAATTGTTACCACTGTCTACTGCACGTATTTTCCACCCGTTTGACGTTGTAATTTCTTCGTGAGTCCCTCTCGGATTCATGTCAACGTTTTTAGAGCGTTCCACACTACTTTTCATCGCGTCAGCTTTGCCTTGCTCGTAAAAGTGTTTTGCAACTTGATCAGCGTTCATGGCTGTAAATAAAGATTTATGGTATCCCTTAGCATCTGACATTTCTCCCTTTTCATTCAAGAACTTCTTGGTAAAGTTGCTAATGTCGCTTTGAGTACTTTTGATCTTATCGGCGTTTTTAACTTTAAACCTATACTTTTTGTCCCCTACCTGATAATCGAAACCTTCGAACTTATCTGAAAACACTTGGTCGGTTTGTTTGTTAAAAACGTTTACTTGCCGTTCTACAATCTTACTATTTTCCTCGCTTTCTTTATTATAACGGTTAAAAAATTCAACCGCTTTTTGTTGATCAGGGTTAAGTTTAGAACCCATCTTAACTTCTTCGTAATATTTAGACTTTAAACCGTCTAAGTGGTTTTTAGCCTGCGCCAGCGCTTGTTTGCGCTCTACTTTTTTGCGGCGTATATCTCTTTCATCGTCGATGTCTTCATCAAATGAAAACTTATCTTCCATTAAAAAGTCTACATCTTCATTATCTAAGTGCGGATTTGCAGTTTGATAATATTCTCGAAGCAATTGGTCCTCATTTAATGCTGAATAATCAGTATTTAATTTGACATAATCTTCAAGTGATCCACCTGTCTCACTCATAAAGTCTACAACTTTTTGAATGTTTTCAGGTAATTCCGCTCCTGTTGCTTGTGCTTCTTCGATTGCATCCGCAACCTCTTCCTGTACCGCTTCAACAGTTTCTTCTATTTCTTCTTCTGTAATTTCTTGTAATACAGGCTCTTCTTCTACTACCTGTTCCTGAGCAGGCTCTTCATTTTGAACGGGCTCTTCTTCTCTGGTAGGCTCTTCAGTTGGCTGCTCGATGTTTTCTGTTTGAACTTCTTCGCTAACTGCGGGTTCGTCTTGTACAGGAACCTCATTTGCGCTTTGCTTTTGAAGGGCATCTAAGTTAACTTTAATGGTGCCATCGTCGTCGACGTTAGCTACCGGGTTAGTGGTTTCTTCACTCATGATAAAATATTATATAATTATATACTGTTATTATTACTTAGGATCGAACGTACCTAAACCGAATCCACCTCCAAGTATGTCGTTACCCCCTGATTCAAAGTTTTTTGGACCAGTTTGTTTTTGTCTTTGCTCTATTAATTCGCTTTGCTGAGACGCTTGTAATTTTGTTCTTTCGTCTTTGCGGTCTTCTTTGTCTGATTCTTTTCGCTTTTGTCCGTCAACCTCAATACCTTTAAGTTGCATGTTGTACTGGAACTCAAGACCCATAAGCTCTTTCTTAGCTGCAACCTCTGCTTGCATTTTTTGTTGTTCAAGTTGGCCTTTAAGTTGTTCAAGCTGTGCTTTTGTTTGAAATAACGCTTGATCTTTCTGTACTTCTGCTTGAGCAGCAACCTGTTGTGCCTGTGCATTTGCTTGCGCTTGTGCTTGCATATTCTGTTGTTGCATGGCTTGGTCACGCTCTTGTTTTTGCTTTCTGCGTACTTTAAGTAATTGATTAGCTAGCTTAAGGTTTTTAACTTCTCTTATATCAATAGCATCCTCTAAATCTACTAAGCCTGCTGAAAGCGCGGTCTGAATATTGTTTTCTAACCTGCCTTTTTCTTCATCATCAGGTGTTAATTCTAAAACAATACCGAAGTCGTATAAATGCAGGTCTTCTAATTCTTGAAGAATACCAACGTTAAAACCACCTATTTTTTGTATAAAGTTTTCACGGTTAGGACTAAACTCTAATACATCTGAAACTCTTAGCGATAATCCTTCTGCTACATCTGCTGTTAAAAACAGTCCTGCATCTAATATGTGTCTTGTAGCCGTATTTGAATTTGCTGCAGCAAGTTTCTGTACACCTACTAAAGCTCTTGAATCAGGCATTGAACCGTCGCGCGCTTCATTAAGACCCGTCACATCGCGGATCATTTGCATGTAATAGTTGTACGTTTGTATAAGCGTTTGCAGCTTTTGGCCGCCAGCACCGGTTTGTAAAGGTTGTATAGGCACCTTACCAGGATTCATATCACCTTCTTGTGTAAATGAACGTCCAATAACTGAACCTGTTTGGAAGTACATGTTAAGTGCCTCTTGCGGGTTATAGTTTGTTCCGTTGCCTAAATCTATTTCTGCAAGGCCATCGGCATCCATATAAACACCATCGGGCATCATCTTAGAAAGCACTTGTTGCATCTTTAAATGCGTAAGCTGTATCATATCAGCAAAACCAGTACATCTACTAACTATAGACTCTATACGCCCTTTGTACATTCTAGGTGCCACAATGCTATAGTTCATCTTAACCTTTGTTTGGTCAGACTTTGGTCGCATCATGTTTTTAGCCATGGACCAATTAAGAAGTATGTCGGTATTTAAAACTAAAGCACCTTCATATAAAACTTCTAAAGATCTAGACAATCTGCCGTATTCAGCTTCAAAAGTTTCTATAGGTGGATCAAATTGATCGTCTCTAACAATAATTTTAGACGATCCTGTAGAGGTTTCTTTAACTTTATACACCTCGTTCATATACGTCTTGTAATTAAAATACAAAACCTGAACGGTATTACTGTCGTAATTATTATCGTTAGTAGAAGAGCTGTAAGAAGTGTTTGAAGAATTATTACCCTGAGACTTTATTTTATTCAACTCCTCCTCTGTTAAATCAGGGAATTGCTTTTTAAGCTCTGTAAGCGTCACACTTTTTATTTCGCCTACATAATAGAGGTCTTCAAAATAAGGTGACTCCGTATATGAATAAACCATATTAGCGGGATCAACATAATCAACTTTAATACCATCTGATACGTTAAACGTGTTTTTTACCGCGCCTATACCTATAGTTGTTAAATCATGATATAATCTTCTTTTAATTAAATCATAATTATTTCCATCAAGTAACGTATTTATTGCGGTTTCTTCAGCGATTTCAATGCCTTGCTTATAGCTTAGCTGCATGTGTAACTGAAGCTCTTCTTGAGAAGCGGGTAGCTTACCTGGATCGTTTTCAAAAAGATTAATACCAAACTCTTGCTCTACATATTCGTTTAAATCTTTTGTTTGTATATCTCTCACTATGGACTCCATATACTTAGTGCGCTTTTCTACACCATACGGATCTTGTGAATAAGCTTTAACATCAAACGATCTATCAGCAATGCCATTTACTACAATGTCTACAAACTTAGATAATATAGGTACAGGCTTCCAGTCTAAATTTAAATAAGACAAATCACCGTTAATCGATAGTTCGTCTTTATATTTTTGTATAGACTGCTCACCCCTAGAGTATAGCCTTAAATTATGGAAAGTATCTTGGTTGCTATTATATCTACTGTCAGCCCCGTTGTTTTTAGAAAGCCATTCGTTTTGTATAGCTCGCCCAACCTTTAAGCCATATTCAAATGACATTTTTTCTTGGTCGCTGGCTACTTGACTTGGAAAGTAATTACCTGAAGTTGGCTTAGTCATACTATTTTATTATTGTTGAATTATAACCTTCTTGATTATATCTAGCAATCTTTAGGTTTAATTTTGTTTTTTGTTGTTTCCCGACGGGTCTGTATAAATCTTTGTGGCAAGCCATAACAGCGAGACCAGAACTAATAGCGGCATCATATTTTGTTCGGTTATTTATATCAAATTTAGACCAATCGTTTAGTGTGTCATTAAAGTACATTGTACCGTATTCACCCTCAGCTATTTGACCAACGTGGTCATTGATGTACATCTCTATTGCTGCAGCGTGTGACTGCTTCATATCCATGCTAGAGTTTGGAACACCTCCAATTTCTTTTTCAGTTACGGAAAGCTTATTCCATAATCTGTCAGGTCGGTTCATCGAATAACCTCTGTAGCCTCTACGCTTAAAGTGATAGAGTAATCTAGGTTTGTTATTCTCAGCAAGTATAGGCATTCCATAAAAGACACACGCCATAAGTACGTCTTCGAAAAATATCTCCGCTGTTTGAGGCCTAGCTATATATTCTAAAAAGAATGTGCTAGGTGGTGCATCTTCCATTGTAAACTTAGTTAAGCCGTGTAATGCACCTTTAGAACCCCTGCCGTCAGTCGTTCCTGAAATATCGTAACTATCACAACCAAATGCG